TCTATGCTGGCTATGGTAATGGGATATATGGGAATGGCTTCGGCGGCAGGTGGTTGGGACGTTGACAGGGACGCGATTACGCAAATCCATAAAAACGAGATGGTATTACCGGCATCGATTGCAGGCGGATTTCGCAGCATGTTTGCCGGAGCAGGCTCTTCCTCCTCAGCATTTGCTGGGGCTGGAGGCGGTACAACTATAGTTTTGAACGATGTAATCGATGCGCATGGCGTGAAAAGATTTTTTGATAAACACAGTGATTTATTATTCGACTCGTTGCGCAGACCAACGCGGAATTTTCGAAAACCTATCAGCTCATCAACGGCGCGGAGGTAGAAATGAGCAATGAAATATTCCCCTCGTTCGCCGGTATAGATATCGAGATAACCAAAACCCCTATTTTTTCTACAGCAATTCAGACATCAGTATCGGGGCGCGAATTACGCGCCGGATATTACGTGTATCCACGATATGCGTTTGATTTATCGATCAATTTTTTATACGATGCCGCCGTAAAAAAGGATTTGGAGAGTTTGATCGGGTTCTACAATCGCCATCGGGGCGCGTTGGATTCGTTCCTGATAATCGACCCGACTGATAATACGGTTGTCCGGCAGTTAATCGGCTATGGTGATTCCTCGACAACTGCGTTTCAACTGAAACGCTCGTATGGCGGATTTATTGAACCCACGCTGGATATCCAGGCACCGGACGATCCCACTCCTATATTCAATGTATATTTCAATGATCAGTTGCAGGATCCTGGCACATATACTGTGGATTATACCGATAGCGGAGTAATAACGTTCAACGACGCACCGTATGACGGTTATGAGATAACCATCAGTTTTTCCTATTATTATCGCGTCCGGTTTGCCGAGTATGGAGAGGGCGACGCCGCGTTTAAACGCCTATTTTACAACCTATGGGAAAATCAAAAAATCAATCTGATTACGGTGAGATAGGAATGAAAACAGCCAGCGAGGATCTAAAAAATTTGCTCCATACCAGCAAAATTTTTTATATGGCTGATCTGTTTGAGTTTGTTTTTATCGATGAGAGCAAATCATATCACACAACGATTGATACCGACATAAAATACAATGGAAACATACACGACTCTAAATCGTTGTTGATTTCCAGAGGCGCCATAAAATTATCGCGCGGAGTCCAGGTTGATGAATTATCTCTGACAATTGAACCGAGAACCGCGACATTGTTTGGGGAAAATTGGTTTGTCGCCGCCCGGCTCGGCTATCTGGACGGATCGCGCCTAATTCTCAAACGCGCGTTTTTTCCAAATTGGGGAACCCTCAATTTGCCTGAACCTACTGGCACAATAACGAGATTCTCCGGCAGGATATCCACAATCGAAAATATCAGCAGAATGTCAATAGATTTGATAGCTAAAAGCGACCTCGAATTATTAAATGTCAAATGGCCGCGCAACGTATATCAGCCGTCGTGCCTATGGACATTATATGACAACGGCTGCAAATTCAACCGCGACATAGTACGGCGGGTTGGTACAATTCAGGCCGGCAGCACACGGACGAAATTATTTACGAATTTGACGGACGTTGATAATTTTTTCAACCTCGGCGTGATCCGATTAACCTCTGGCGATAATTACGACAGAGTTAGAACAATTAAAACCTATACTGAGTCTGCCGGTACAATCAATTTAATATATCCTCTAACGTATCAGCCGCTGGCAGGTGATAGTTTCGAGGCATGGCCGGGATGCGACAAACAAATGAGCACATGTATTTATAAATACTATGATAATATTGAGAATTATCGGGGATGCCCGTTCGTCCCGCAGAACGAAACATCAATCTGAGGTATAGCTATAGTGATTGAACAGGAGATGAGACAACGAATTATTGACGAGGCGCGAAAATGGCTGGGAACGAAATGGCACCACGAGGCGCGGAAACTAGGCGCTGGCGTTGATTGCGGCATGTTGCTGTTGGAGGTTTTTGAGGCGGTGGGAATATTACCACATATTGAACCTGCCCATTATGCTAGAGATTTTATGTTGCACCGTAACGAGGAGTGGTTTTTAGAATTGGTGCAAAAATATGCTGATGAAATTTTTGAAACCCCGCTGATTGCAGGTGACGTAATCCTGTACCGTAATGGCCGGTCATATTCACATGGCGCGATTGTGATTGATTGGCCGTTGATTATCCATGCCTCGGCCACCGAGGGGATAGTGTGCTACGGAAACGCAGCGCTAACCCCGTTATCCCAAAAAAAACAGAGATATTTCCGGTATAAAAAATGAGCCTAGCAGCCACTAAAACTCCAAATCTCGGCTCACAGGAGCCGCGTCTGAACGCTGTCAGAGTCCAGACCTCAGCGTATGGTATGGTGATACCTGTTGTGTTCGGCACTAATCGATCACCCGCCAATATGATTTGGGGTGGGGATTTCACGGCTATCCCGCACTCGACGAGTATGAACGTGGGAAAAGGGGGTTCCGGCGGGGGTTCCGGGTCAACTACCTATACATATACAATCTCATTTGCGATGGGTTTGTGTGAGGGCGAGATTGCAGGCGTCGGGAAAATTTGGGAGGCGAAAAAAAAATATGCCGCGCCGTTCGGCAGTATGGTTGTGTTTACTGGTATAGTTCCGCAGACACCCTGGACATATTTACAGACGAAACATCCAGAGCAGGCGCTATCATACTCAGGCATCGCCTACGTTGCGTATCCCAATTACGACATGGGAACATCCAACTCCCTACCGAATTTTACGTATGAAATAAAAGGGTTAAAAATTATATCAGGCACACAGGATGCAAATCCCGCTGATATTATTAAGGAAATTTCGACAAATAATATGTTCGGGCTAGGTCTCGATCCGAATATCATAGACGTTGCCGATTATTATAATTACTGCATGGCTGCCGATCTGTTAATTTCACCGGTGTACAATCAGCAAAAAACCGCTGCTGACCATATCAGAGAGTTATGCGATATCACTAATGCGGAACCTATATGGCATGACGGATCGGTATTATTAATTGTCCCATACGGCGATACTGAGATGACCGGAAACGGAATCACGTGGACGCCGAACATCAATCCTATCTACGATCTAACTGATGAGGATTTTATATGTGATAAAAATGATGTTCCGATCAGAATAAAACGACCGACAACCGCCGATGCGTTTAATATCCAACAGATAGAGTACGTCAACCGGGATAACGATTACAACGTTGATTATGCTGAGGCACAGGATCAGTCTAATATTGATCAATACGGAAAACGCGATGCGGAACCTATAACGTGTCACCACATTACGCGCACGAACGTTGCCAGAACCTGCGCGCAGATGATTATGCAGCGCGGACTATATATCCGTAATGAATATAGTTTTGTTCTCGGTTGGAAATATTGTCTGATCGAGCCAATGGATATACTGACTATTACTGATTCTCGGATGGGCATGGATAAATTTCCGGTTCGGGTCGTCGAAATCGAGGAAAATGACGACGGTGAATTTGATATAGTTGCAGAGGATTTTCCGGCTGGCGCCGGACATGCCGCCCTGTATGAGACGCAGCCTATCGATGGATATGTGATCGATTACAATATCGAGCCCGGCAATATCAACGAGCCACAGATATTTATGTGTCCGGGAATACTGACGGAGACCGGTCACGAGGTATGGGCGGCTGTTAGCGGCGGAGATAATTGGGGCGGATGCGACGTATGGGCATCAGTTGACGGAATAACGTATAAATTTATAGCGCGTAAGGAGGGCGGAAGTCGGTATGGCACGCTCACAGCCGATTTCCCGGCTATGACTACCGATCCCGACATAATCAATATTTGTTCCGTCAATCTGGGAATTAGTCGTGGCGAATTACTGAGCGGTTCCCAATCTGACGCTGATAATAATATTACCGCATGTATTGTGGATAACGAAATAATATCATATCAGACCGCAACATTAACTAGCGAGTATAATTATGATTTATCATATCTACGGCGTGAGGTATATAATAGTATATCCAATTATCATGGTGCAGGAGCGAGATTCGTCCGTATTGATGACGGCATCCTGAGGATTCCGTATGATACAACGATGAAAATCGGCGATAAAATCTGGGTAAAATTCGTTTCATTCAATATTTACCATGCAAATATTCAGGATCTCGCCGATGTCGAGCCGTATGAATTTACTATTGGCAGATCATTAACATATCCATCCAATACAACAACATTTCACGCATCGCAAAATGGGGAATTTGTTGTGTTTTTCTGGGAACCGGTCACGGAACGGAATATTGTCGGCTATGAGATTCGATACGCCCCGCAGGGCGGTTGCGTTTGGAGTGATGGGATACCATTGACCGTCGCTGAGCAGGGAACGCATTTGGTCAGCAATAAAATAGCGCCCGGAAACTGGACATTTATGATTTGCGCAATCGACAAATCAGGCAACTACTCCCGGACGCCGTTATTTTACGACCTGACTGTAATCAACGCCAATCTGATTATTGCCGGTGGTGTCGGGCAGGCCGAATTGGGATGGCCGGGAATAATAGACGATCTCGTTGAACATTACACGACTGTTCTGACGCCACGCTCTAACGGAGTCGCCGCTGATGACGGTTGGGACACGTTTGATAAATATGTCCCTAATCCAATTCAGTACGGCAGCTATACCGCGCCGGAATTTGTTTTGACGGGCAATAAAAAAATCAGGGTACACGGCGAAATTGTTTCATCGTTGGGCCCGGGGATTACGGAGGGCGTTGCCGCTCCTCTATTGTATATAAAATGGCATCTGGACGGAGGAGAGTATAATGATTGGACGCCATGGACAATCGGCGAGATAACAGCAAAAAATATCACATTCAGATTTGAAAACGATTGTTTAGTTGGTATGGATAAAATAATCAATTTTTATCCTACGATAGACATCCCATCACGTGTGGAGAGCGGGAGCAATGTCTATATTGATCCCGGAGGAACGCAAATATTTTTTGGAGTTCCGTATGAAATGCCGCCGCTGATAACCGCGACGGCTCGTGGAACGTCGAGTATAACGTGTGTTGTCGCTGACGTTGCGGTTGATTATTTTATCGTTGTAATATATGATACAGTCACAGGTTATCCGGTAGAGGGATATATCGACTGGAAATCAGAGGGATATTGATATGACAGTAGCAACATTCATCCAGCCTAATTTTACATCGCAGGATTCCGCGACATACAAATCGTCTATTGACGGCAGTATTAACGTTATGTCCCGCGTGGCTGCGATGTTTGCGCCACACGAGACAACGCCAACCAGCATGAGGATTAGGATTGACGCCGGTGAGCTACTCGTTAACGGAATTATAATTCCGCAAGCGGCGCAGGAGACCACGGAAATAACGCCACCGGTGAGCGCGTCACGAATCGATCTGGTTGTGATTGATTCCTCCACCGCCGTCATCGGTCTCGTTACCGGAACCCCCAGCGGAACGCCGGTTCCGCCTGATTTGCCAGTCGGAAAATTACCAATCGCATACATCTATCTGAATACCTCAACAACATACATTGCCAACACAATGATTGATGATCGTCGCAATATGTGGCTAACGGGATCAGCGCAGCCACGCGATATTCAAAACCAAACCTATATTAAATGTACAGCCGGAGGAACGGTTGACGCAATAACAGCGTCAATTAGTCCCGCCCCTACGCAACTCTACGACAGGATGCGGATTAGCCTATTATCTATCGGTGCAAATACCATTGCGGCTCCCACGCTTAATCTCAATTCTATCAGCGCAAAAACAATCGTAAAAGGAGCGAGCACGCCGCTCGTTGCCGGAGATATCCCGGGCGCCAATTATCCCTGCATTTTTGAATATGTCCTGGCTATTGACAAATGGGTATTGCTCAATCCGGCCTATCCATCCACTGCGTCATCGCTCGGAGGGATTAGCAATTTCACAAATTATACAACAGTTGGCGCGCATACATGGATTAAACCGAGTAGTAATATAAAATTCGTTATTGTTTTGGCTGTCGGTGGCGGAGGGGGCGGCGGCGCTGGATGGTCGTGTAGTAGTGCCTATTTTGGCGGCGGTGGTGGCAGCGGAGGCGTCGCGGTTATCGGAATTATAGACGTTTCTGCCGTTGCATCTGTTGATTTATTTGTTGGCGCCGGTGGCACAGGCGGAGCCTATGACGGCGAATGTCAGCCCAGTCATAGCGGCAATAATGGTTCGGCATCATATTTTGGCACATTAACTGCCGCTAATGGAATCGGTGGTACGAGAGGATATGATGGTGGCGCTGGTGGGAGTAGCGTCGTATGGACATATCTGATCAATTATGGATTTGTAGGCGATTTCGGCGGCGGCGGTGGTGCAGGCAATAGCGCAGGTACTCCTGGTGTCGGTGGGCGCAGCGGATTTAGACATGGAACCGGCAGTTCTGCGTTATACGGAAGCGGAGGTGCGGGCGGAGGTGCGGGAGCAGCGGGTGCTAACGGCGCCCCTGGAATAGTTAAAATCTGGTACTAATAATAATTGATTGGGTGGGGGGGAATTTTATGGAAAAAATACTGCAAATGGCGTACTCAATATTACCGACTGGAGAGGCCACCAATTTGCGAGTCGTGGAATTTGATTATGAGCAGCAGCCGGATGAGATAATGCTTGAGTTCTACAGTAGTGGCGATGCCGTTATAATCCCGTGCCTATCTGACCTGCACATCGAGCCATATAAATCGCAGAAAATAGCTACCGATTATAATAATCAGATTTGCGAGGAACTGAAAAATATAGATCTGAAATCGATCAGGTCTCTGCGCGAATATATTGCATCGTTGCCGGACGCACCAACATACATAAAAGACTACGAAAATCAAGCAGTTGCTGAACGAGAGAAAATAAGATGATGAAATGAGCGAACATTATAAAACAGAATCCCTGACCTCATTAACCAAATCGATTATTGCTATATTTATAACCATTAGCGCGGCGTGGTTAATATGGGTTAGCGCAACAACGGCATCGAACACGGAGGAAATCAATAAATTAAAAGACAAAAACACGGAAAATAATACGCAAATGCGCGAATTAAAAGAGGAATTTAAAAAACAAACTATTATTCTCTACCGTATTCAACTCGACAACGAATTGATTCTGATTGCGCTATCCACTGCCGGAGATAAAAATATTCAAAACATAATCAAAAACCGTAAAAATCTCTACTACAAGGAGGACACAAGGTAATGAAACTAACTAAAATGATTACAATATTAACGATTACTATATTGATGACCATATCGCTATTACACGCAGGAACAGCAATCAAATATCCGATGTCATGGAATTTCACGGCGGGGAGTGTTTACGGAAAAATGCAGATACAGCCTATCGGAGCCGTAGCACTAGCGGTTGTTGATATCCCTGATTTTTCAAATGCGGTTACCGGAACGTTCAGGATTATTTCCAACGATGGATATATCATATATGAGAAATCTAATCTGACAAAGGGGAACATCCATGTTATCACAGATTTTTCCGTCAATTTTCCGGTGGAGGGAACGGTGACAATTGAGGTGAGACTCTCTGGAGCGGCAGGGAGTGCCGGCACCCTAAAAACTATACTATACACCATGAGGTAAAAAATGAAAATCAAAAATCTATTAATATCATTATTGATTTTAGCCATACCGGTAATATCGGCAGGCGCTGAGACAATCTATTATAGGCCTATTACGTCGGCGGATAACCCGTCATTCCGCGGTAACGTGACCGTCAACGGCATAGATGCCGGGGATGCCGGAATATACCTCAATTCAGCAGTTCCATCATCGATAACAGATACGCTATACAATAATGCCGGAGCGCTGTATTGGTCCGGTTCTCCGATTGGTTTCAATTATACACCGGAAGACGTGGCTAACAAGGCGTTTAATTTTTCTGTCGTTAACGATATTTTATATCCAACGGTAAAAGCCGTTAAAGATTATGCGGATAGCCTTGTTTGGGGATTGCTCGACGATCGGGGGAATTACGATGCGTCCGGTAATGTATTTCCGTCAACCGGCGGATCGGGCGATGGTGGAGCGATCCTAAAAGGAGACGTGTGGAAAATTTCGGTTGCCGGCCGGCTGGGCAGTGTTTCCGTATCGGTTAACGATTCTGTTCGCGCGCTGGTCGATAGTCCCGGGCAGACCGCCGAGAATTGGGGGATTATCTCCGGGGAGATTATCGCCGGCACAGGATTGAGTAAAACCGGCCAGATATTATCTGTCAATCTGTCCACAGGTATAGCAGGCGGACAGACGATTTACGGCGGAACTGCGGCTAGTGAGAATATAACAATACGGTCAACGACTAATTTAACCACAGGCAACATTTTGCTGGGCGAAAACCTAGCAAAATTCAACGAATCACTCGACGCCATATATTTTTATCCGCGGCCTAATCTTGTTGACTATATGATTATCAGCGGTACATCGTCGGGAGGCGGTGTTGCCAATATAACAACGTGGGCCAACGGATGGAATATAGACGTCACGTCAGCGGGAAAAAATCTATATCTAAACCGTAATACGCAGACCACTAACAATCTATATTTGGGGCGGCAGAATTACGAATTAACAATTCTCGGCAGCAATGGAAATGTTGGAGTAAAAAATCTAAATCCTACTGCCAATTTTGATGCGCAACCTGCAACGATAGGGATTGATTCATTTACGCGGCCATTCCCCTCACTAACTACGCTGCAACGCAACTCGTTAATTAATTTCAGTGAGGGCGTGGGTGTATGGGACAATAATACTGATTCCCTGTATATCCATGACGGGACGCAACTCCGCGCGCAGAGAGCGCCTAGCACTGTTTATGTCTATTCCATTTTTGATCTGCCCCCGCCGGCAGATGGGAAAATAACTCTGCCCGGTGGACTCATCTATTATTTTCCGGCGTGGCCGATCTCAATACCGTACGAACTGGTTCTGGGCGACGAGATACAATTATACGATCCCTACATAACCGACCTAGTCTCGATCACATTCGTCGGGAGCGCTGCGTTCCACATGGGATCTCTGCATGGTTCCTCCGCAACCACGTTCTATAATTATTCCGGTTCCGTTCCCAACAAAATAATTTCGCTCGATCGTACAACTACTGTACTGCCGGCTGGAGCAACGCTATTCGGGATATCGTCAACCCAGGATTGTATATTTTTGTGTAAAAGCAGTGCTGTGGCTAGTACGGGCGCAATTGCGCTGG